TGCTTTTGTGTCTGTGACAATTTTCTTACCACACCACTTGAAACTGCCTGTGGTATAGAACACCAGCTGCTTACGAACATACTGCTTTACATGGATCATCTCATGTAAAAGAGTAATGATTTGGTTCTTTCTTGACGCATTGTGGTTAAGAAGAATTTCAAACTCTCTAGGGTTGCGATTATGCCAATCTGTAGGTCCACAATATCCCCATTCGTATCTTCTGAGATTTTCGTTTCTTACTAAGACCATAACATTATTGGCCAATCTCTTGCCTAGAAGAAATTCGCCACTAAAAGAGACTATATCACGAACATCTTTCTTGGACAGTCTCTCATTCGGACCTCGAACATAGACTTTCATGGTTTTCTCCATTCCTGTATGATGGTATCATAACAAAAATGGATTGTCAAGTCTAAATTTCACTGAACATATTATTTATGTCAGAAGGAACAGTCACCTTTCTGAGCATAAAGGAAGGTGTAAATCCATCGAAAGAGCCACCTGTCTCCAGGAAATTTTTACAGAACTTTGCTTCGTTCTCAAAGAGAAAGAAATCATAGACCTGCTCTGTGGCATTTTCATATACACAATAGTAGGTGTTTGAGTCATATTCAACTTCATGCAGCGTATATTTTTCCATACTATATCTCCAGTTTACCAATGAGCACAAACGAATATCTTTGGCGGTCTTCTTTTATTGTGTATGTTATAGGGAATTTTTCCAAAAAGCTTTCCAATATGGTGTTTTTGATGGAACGTTTCCTATATTCTATTATTTCATTCTTATGCGAGTTGGAAATATCATACATAGATATTTCTTCTCTCGCATAAAGAAACTCATTTTTCTTCCTGACGACAAACCCTTCTCTCTCCAACGTTTTTTGACAAAATTCCAACAAATCTTTCTGTGTTTCAATGTTTTCTAATTCAACAAGATTTTTCTGTTGTTTTAAGTGTCTCTCAAATGCTTCTAACATGATCACACCTTCAAATTTTTGAATTTGTTCCTAGTATTATCAACAAAGGGCTGTTGTCCAGAATCAGCAATATCTGTTTGTGCTGTCGCCTCAACATCATAAAGTTTCATCTTGCTTCTGTCAATACCAACAACAAATCTTTTATTCTGTGATGGATCGTTATATCGGTTCTTCAACTGCTTGACCATAATCTGGCCTAGCGTTTCCAATTCTTCTGTAGATATCAAAGCAAACATAAAATCTGCAGTGGCAGGAAGACCAAAAGACTCAGATGTGTTTGTCAGATCAACATCCGAGTTGTCAAATCCAGACCTGTTTGTCTGTGTTGCAGAAACTAATGGAACAGCATACTCAACAGCAAGTCCTCTGAGTTCTTCGGCAATGGATTTTACGTAGGTATAAGAATTTACCTGTGCTCCTGCTTTGACTCTGGCCGATGCACAGATGTTTAGATAGTCAACGAAAATGATATCGGGCTTGAATGATTTCTTCAGATAGAGTTCATTCAACAGTGCTTTGAAGTGAATTGTTGAAGCCGCTGCTGTTGGATATTCTTTGATAATGAGCTTGCCGTTTGTTTTGCTTTTCAGTAAATTTGCTTTTTTGTCATACATGTCTTTTGACAGCTTCATTAAGTCTTCAAACGACGTGTTCATAAGGTTGGCATCAATTCTCTTTGCAACCTCTTCCTCTGCAAGCTCCAGAGTAATGTACAGAACGTTCTTGCCGATCCCAAGCGCAGATGCTGCGACATGACACATGAACAGAGATTTACCAACACCAGTGCCAGCAAGTGCGATGTTGAGGGTTTTCTTGGAAAACCCATTCCTGGTAATCTTGTTGAAGAACTCCAGATCAAATGGAATCTTTTCTTCAATACGATGGTAGTATTCAAATCTCTGATCAAAGTCTTGTAGATAATCATGTCCAATGTTTGGATCAAACGACACAGCCAGAGCATCAGATAACAGTTGTGGTATTGCTCCTTTTGATTGCTGTGTCTTGTTGTTGTTCATGATGTCGATAGACTTCATGATTGCATGGTAGATTGCTTTCTCTTGGCAGAACTGTTCGGTTGAATTTGTTAGCCAGTCAAGATTGGTATCCTCCTGACTGGCTATAAAGGTGTCAAGATGTTGTTTGACCATCTTGACTGTTTCATCGTGCAAACCTTGCTTTGAATTAATCTCGACAATGAGAGCATCATATGTTGGTTGTGTGTTGTACTTGACAATGAATTCACGGATGGTTTGAAACAACACCTTACTGTCATCTGACAGAAAATATTCATCTTTGATGAACGGAAGAACCTTCCGTGTGTATTCTTCGTTTCTAATCAGATTTTTCAGTATGAGTTGATCAATTTCCATGTTCACTTCTCTTCTGTGGTATTTTTTCCAATATCGATTGCATCCAGAATAAGACTGTTTAGAACCAAACCAATATGCTGTTCAAACCTTTTGTCTTTTCTCAGTTGCGTTTCTGTGTGTTCACCAACTTCATATAGTATGTAATTGAAGGCAAGTGTAGCCGTATCGTCTGCATTTTCTTTGAGAGACAGGGTTTCATACCTGTACACAATATCCTTGTATGGACCAGACAATAGTTTGATTGGTGTTGTTTCTTCCTTCATGGAGTCCATGAACATAAAGTCAATTCCTAGAATCATGATACTTTCTCCATCACAGGTTTTCCTCCATACAAGAACTCTTCCTTACATTTTTCATCGATCTGATCAAGTATTTCTTTGGTGAAATATTTCTCAGGGTTTTTGAGAATAGTGGCTTCAAATACCTTGCTTCCGTCTGGAAGTTCATATCGTGTTGAAACCTTCTTAAAGATTTCAAACTTTTCTGCAAGTTCTAGGAGACCATAATATGGATCGAGACCGTCTGAATATTCCAAAAGAGTTTCGACCTTCTTATTTTCAATGGTCAGCCTGCCTTTGTTGAGAGTGGCAGTTACTATGGCTCCTGTCACTTCATTGTCTGTCTTGTCCTTCTTCTTTGACAGGAAAACGATGGTGGATGCGGCATATTCAAGTCCAGAACCACCACCCTGCTTTTGCATAGGAACATATGCACCTATGACCTGATAGACGTGATTTGTCACGACAAGAGCAACTTTGGCCTTACCTAGTTTGAGAGTAATGACACGAAAGGCAGCACGAAACAGCTGTGCTCTTGACATGTCTCGTGTGTCTTTACCATTGGAAATGTCTTCGATTTCCTTATCTGTAGATAGGTTACCAAGAGAGTCAAGGACAAAAAGCATTGGCTGCTTTTCTTTTTGTGCTATGTAACGATCGAGAATTTTTACAGCTTGTGTTCTAAATTCCTGAACCGTTGCAACAGGAAGAATGCCAATGCGCTTGATATCCAATCCACGATCACTCAGCATCTGCTTTGATATGGCAGATTCTGATTCAAAGTAGAATACATAACCACGTGGATTTGCTTTGAGAAATTCATTCACAATATTCAGTGCATAGAAGGTCTTGCCCGTAGAAGGCATTCCTGCAAATGCTGTTATTTTGTTAGCAGGAATGCCACCATAAATGGAGCCAGAGAGTAGAGCATTAAGACTATAGCTACCAGTGCTAATGAAGCCCGTGATATCGCCTGCTTCAATTCCTTCTTCTGCAACGGCTGCATACTCATTCCCCGTCTCCTTTAACATTTTTGTGAAAATATCTACATCTTCTTCTTCCATAAGAATCTCCTTATTGAGGGAAACAATCTCGTTTCCCGATTTTATTTAGTTCGTTTTTTGTATTTTCTTTTTATCTTGGGTTCCTCATAAAACTCCAGATACAAATCATCTGGTTTTCTGATGGAATGATTAAATGCCAAAAGCAATATAATTGCTAGGGGATCGAATACCAAGATAAGCAACAATATAACATAACGTACAGCAGAGTCAAGCGCCTTGTCGTCGGCACCAGAATAAAACAACTCGGCAATATATTTGATTGGTCCGACTTCAGCTTCAATTTTTGCAAACTTGGATTGATATCTCAGTCTTTCTGTATTCAGAACATTCATCTCAGAGATTAGTGCATTCTTATCTTGCACAAGTTTTTCTCTTGTCTTTCTCTGTTTGTCAGCAGCTGCCAGAGAACTCTTGGCTTGATTGTTGGCAATCATCTTATTCAAGGCATCATCGATAACGGATATCTGCTTGTTCAGATCAGTAACACTGTCCTGCTTGATCTTGATATTGTTATCAATGATTTTTATTTGAGACGTTTCCATCTCTAGTTTGAGTTTCTGTTCTATGTGTGCTTTTGATAGAAAACCAAAAATACC